AAATGGCAGTAAATAATAATTAATTATTTAAAATGATAGACGACATTAAAATTGGAGAATCAGAAACATGTATTTTTTATAAAAATATGTTTTGCAGACAAGACGATGATTATAGAATAGTTCTTGCAGAGTTCAAGGATGGTGGAAAAAAGGAATATCTTTTATTAAAGAATGATGATATAGTACACCATTCACAGAACATAGAGTATGTCTATTAAAGAAACAATAATATGCAACACGCAACTAGAAAACAAACAATCGGATCTGCTTTTGCTGATGAGTTAAGCATCAGCTATGAAGCATTAGTAGAAGCCTTGGGCGAACCGCATGATTGCTCAAAAGAAGGTGAGTGGGAATCGGGTGACGGAAAAGTTAGGGCTGAGTGGGCATTCATCTTTCCTGAGTTAGATGACACGGTACTGACAATCTACGATTACAAAAGCAATCTGCCGATAAAAGAAGTAACCGATTGGCACATTGGCGCTAAAGGCAGAAAAGACAACATCGATAAGGCTATATCTCAGATGATTGAGCAGATCGCCGATCGTCAAATCAAAAAAGCGGAGCATGAAAATATCAATGCCACCATGACTCCGGAACATAAACAATTCCTGAATGAGCTAAGAGAATCTGGCGTAACCAATATGTTTGGCGCCGGACCTTATCTTGAAAAGGAATTCGGACTCACAAAAAAAGACGCCCTTTCCATTTTATCTGAATGGATGAGGACGTTTAAACAAAATGACTAAAACTATGTCAGTAATTACTCAAACATGTTGCCGATATTGCGGGCAACGAATCTATGATCGCTTCTGGCAGGACATTGGCATATGTGCTATATGCGATAGCCATTATAGCGATTATATGTCAGAAGCTATGGATAGCTCGGACGAAGAAATAATTAATTCAACAAAAAAACTCCCCGAAGGAAGTCTTTAACCTAAGACCATTATATCACATCTATTCGGGTAGTCAAGAAAAATCATATGCAACAGCAACCAGTTACAAAAACGGCCATCGACAACTTTTTCATGCCGGTGGCCAACACCAAGCCATATTTTAAAGCCGCCTTTGAAGGCTTTGCTGGCTCGGGAAAGACCTATACCGCCTCGCTGGTGGCCATAGGGATACATAAAAGAATCAAATCAACAAAACCGGTGATTATCTTCGACACAGAGAAAGCTTCGAAATTCTTGAAAAATATTTTTCAGGAAAACGGCATAGAACTGCTGGTCAGGGAGGCAAGATCATTGGCGGACTTGAAAGAAACGATGCGCAGGATGAGGCAAGACAAAGTGGCAGATATCCTGATCATTGATTCGATCTCTCATGTCTGGGAAAACACGGTCGAAAGCTATAAGAAAAAGGTAAATCGAATCGGGTTGCAATTCCAAGACTGGGGCGTGTTAAAGCCGATGTGGAAAGCGGAATTCTCCGATCCACTGGTAAGTGATCCTTATCACATCATTATGTGCGGTAGGGCTGGATATGAGTACGAAAACGAAATAAATCAGGACACCGGCAAAAGAGAAATTTATAAGTCGGGAGTCAAGATGAAAGTCGAAGGTGAAACGGCCTATGAACCGGACATTCTGGTCTTAATGGAAAGATTCGAAGAAGTGCTTGGCAAGGACAAGTCGGTTTGGCGAGAAGCCACGGTAGTTAAAGACAGATCAACACTGATTGACGGCAAGACATTCAAAAATCCTGAATATCGGCACTTCGCACCAGCCATTGAAGAAATGCTTAATAACCCGACAGAAAACACATCAAGCAAAGAAATGGATTCAAGTGGATTGTTCAAAACCGAAGAAGACAAGCAGGAATATATCCGAATGAAAAAGATAACACTTGAAGAAATAGAAGGCCAGCTATTAAAAGCTTGGCCAAGCGTGGGGGCAAATGACAAGCAAGCCAAGCTCGATGCGATAGAGTCAACATTCAATACTAGAAGCTGGTTATCGGTCGAACAAAGAGGATTGGATGAACTGCGAGCAGGTCTGGAAATGATCAAGATAATGGTGCAGGACGAGCTTAAAAAACAGTTTCCAGATGTGGCGAAAGCCAAAGAGGATACAGTGGCAAAGACTGAACAAATTGCCCAAAAGTCCGAGAGGAAGACTCGGCAAGCCAAAGGGCAATAAAACATCTTAGCAACTGACAGCCCGCCTTACTCCAATCATCGCAGTTGCGTGATTGATTAACTGAGTAGGGTTGGCTGATGAGTGGCTATAGGTTGACCGCTCAATTAAAAAACAAGAAATCATCTCTTATTGAGATGTGTTTCTCTTTCAAAATAAAAATATGGCAAATCCTCGAAACATAAATGCGTACTTGCGCATTCCAAAACAAGTCGCCTTGGCGTTAACTAAATGCCAGCTCTCAGGTTATGCATGGCGGATCATATGGGTGATCTGGCTAAAAACATGGGGTTGGCACAAAGACCAAGACTGGATATCTTACGGCCAATTATCGGAAATGGCTGGGATATCTCGGCCGAAGGCCTGCGCTGAAGTGAAAAAATTAATTGATTTGGGAATGGTAAAAAGATACCCAAATCCAAAAAAATTGCTCTTAAGTTTTAATCAAAATATCGATGAGTGGGTGTTGCCTAAAAAGGGAACACAACAACTTGTGGATAAGGGCGGTGGGTGTTCTCTAAATAGAGAACAGGTGTCCACTGAATCGGGAACAGTATCTGTTCCCCAAGCAGGGAAAGACAAAAGATATATAAAAAATATTAGACAAAAAAGAACTGGATCTGTGGACAATTATTATAAAGAACCGACATCAATCAGTGAAATATTAAAAGACTTCAATGTATGAAAATGAGCTTTTATATCTGCCTATCACCCTTATTCTTTCACAACCTAGAAAGAGGATTTGCCAATCTTTCAAGGGTGATGGGCGGTTATAAGCGCTTATTGGACTTTATAAAGCTATTATGTCATCCCTTGATTTGAAAATTATGAATAACACAAAAGAAAACTTAAAAATCGTTCAGGTGGAAATAAGCGAGCTTAAATCCGCTGAATATAACCCACGTCAATGGACCAAGAAAGACGTGGATGACTTGAGCGAAAGCATCAAGCGCTTCGGCGTAGTTGAGCCGATATTAATCAATTCGAATCCGAAAAGGAAAAACATTGTGATCGGCGGACATTTTCGGGCGGAAGTGGCAAAAACTCTTGGTTATAAAAAGATACCGGCAGTTTATGTTGATATTGCCGATTTAAAAAAAGAGCAAGAGCTTAATTTAAGGCTTAATAAAAACCAAGGTGGATGGGATTGGGATATGTTGGCGAACTTCGACGAATCAATGCTTTTAGAAGTAGGTTTCGGCGAAGAAGAATTGGGTGAGCATTGGGATGGAATGCTGGAAGCGGAAGATGATGGTTTTAATGTGAAAAAAGCACTGGAAGAAATCAAGGTGCCAAAAACTAAAGAGGGAGATATTTATGAACTCGGCAATCATCGATTAATGTGCGGTGATTCTACGGATAAAGATAGTGTATTGAAATTAATAGGAGAAGAAAAGATAGACATGATTTATTGCGATCCGCCTTATAATATTGGCCTTGATTATAGTTCCGGCATTGGTGGACAAAGAAAATATGTAAATGATCGTTATCCGGATTTGAAATACAAAGGGGTTAAAACGAACGATAAAAAAACTATCGAAGAGTATTCAAGTTTTCTTGATAAAACAATCAAGAATGCGATAGCCGTGGCCAAGCCAGATTTTCATATTTTTTATTGGTGCGATGAAAATTATATCGGATTGGTGTAGGAGCTATATAAGATAAACGGAATAAATTTGAAGCGGGTAGCTTTATGGATAAAAAATAATTTCAATGTCACTCCGCAGATTGCTTTTAATAAAGTTTATGAGCCGTGCGTTTATGGCGGAGTGGGAAAACCTTATTTGAATGATAGCTTTAAAAACTTGAGTGAAATTTTAAATAAAGAAATCGCATCAGGTAATCAAGCTATTGATGACATTTTAGAGATAATAAATATTTGGCTGGTTAGGCGAGATAATACTCAGGATTATGAACACCCAACGCAGAAACCAGTTGAATTAAATCAAAAACCAATAAGCCGATGTTCAAAGGTCGGTGATAAGATATTGGATTTATTCGGCGGGAGCGGGTCGACTCTCGTCGCTTGCGAACAGCTGAAACGGCAATCGTTCTTAATGGAGCATGAGCCGATATTTTGCGATGTAATTATTAAACGTTATGAAGAACTCACCAAACGACAAGCTAAAAAAATCAATTAAACTTGGCGACGCTTTCAAGTTGGGCGAACATCTACTTGTCTGTGGCGATGCTTGTGACGAATTATCCGTGAAAAAAGTAGTTAGTGAAAATAAGGTTCGGCTTGTGCTGACGGATCCGCCGTACGGAGTGGCTTATGTCGAGAATAAGGATTGGCTTGGTTTAAGAGGATCTCAGGCAGAACATAGCGCAAAGTTTAAAAAGATTGAAAACGATCATTTGCAAACTGATGAGGAGTATCTTGATTTCAGCAAAAAGTGGCTGGAAAAAGTCATTCCATATTTAGCCGATAAGAATGCTTTTTATATCTTTAATTGCGATTTGATGTTCTGTGCCTTAAGGCAGGCAATGAGAGATATCGGCATTTATTATTCGCAGATGGTTATTTGGCTTAAGGATCATATTGTTTTAGGCCGTAAAGATTATAATCCGCAACATGAATTGATAGCTTATGGTTGGTATGGGAGGCATAAATTTGAAAGGAGCAAAGATAAAAGCGTGGTCGTTCATCCGAAACCGCATCGAAGTAAGTTGCACCCGACAATGAAGCCGGTTGGATTATTAAGAAAGTTGATCCTTAACAGCACGAGAATTAATGAATATGTCTATGATCCGTTTGGCGGGTCTGGATCGACTATGATTGCGTGCGAGCAAGTAAAAAGAAGGTGCTTAATGATTGAGCTTGACCCTGAATATTGCTTGGTGATTATTAATCGCTGGGAAAATTTGACCGGAATGACCGCAGAGCAAATCTGACAAATCTGACATTTATAAAAGATATGGCAAATACCAATAATGAAACAATTCAGAAAAGAATAGATGAACAGCAATTAGCTTTCCTTAAGGCTTATAAGAATTTAAGCACCATAACGGCCATTTGTGACCATTTGGGAATTAGTCGGGAAACTTACTATGACTGGATGGAGAAATATCCGAATTTTAAGAAAAAGATTGAATCGGCCAACAATGAACGCAAGGACATGGTGGAGAGCCAGCTGGTCAAAGCAATAAAGAACAACAATATAACTGCGATTATTTTTTGGCTTAAATCAAGGCATGAAGATTATAAAGAAAAGCATGAAGTGAGTGTTGGTGGCGAGCTTAACATCAACGAAGGCCGAGTGAATGAGATAAGCGAGCTTATTAAATATGCCAAAAAAGAAATTGCCAGAAAATATATTGCGGTTGCCAAACAGCTTTTGCCAGATAAACGAACTGGAACAAAGAGAAGTCGTGTATAGACATGATTTGCCGTATTTGATAGACCAAGAAATTTATAGCGAGCATGGCAAAGCGGTAAAGGGTGAGTGGAAGCTAGGTGGTTTGCACGAAGAGTGGAGCGAGTATTTGCAGGAGTATCAAGGAATTAACATATTGGCGCCAAGAGATCATTTAAAAACATTCTTTTTTGATGAGGCTTATAGCTTACAACAAGCCAAGTTTCGTCCGGGAATCAAGATTCAAATTTATTCAAAGAGTGACCAATTAGCAATTGAAATTTTGGATCATATTAAGAAGTGGTCGAAGCTCAGTTATTTTAGGGAAATGACGTTGACTAGCAAGGGAGCGGAATTGTGGAACAAGAAGCAGATAAGATTCAGCAATGGTAGTGAGATATACGCAAATGGTTTTGGCTCAAGCGTTAGAGGAGGTCACCCGGACATTTTGATACTGGACGACATTATTGATAGTGATGTGGTTTATTCGGACGAACAGAATCAGAAAGCAAAAGAAAGGTTGGCCAGCGAAGTAATGCCAATGTGCGAACCTCATACGCAGATAATAATAATCGGCACATTGCAGAGAGAAGATGATATCTACAGCATTAAATGGTCAGAGGTGTTGGAAGACGATAACCGTAGATGGATATCAAAAACTTATGATGCCATTGTCGATGAGGAGAAGCAATTAACTTTATACCCCGAGAAGTGGAGTTGGAAGGCCTTAATGGCCAAGAGAAAAGAGATTAGTCTGCTGGCCGGAGAGAAATGGTTTGATAAGGAATATCGAAACAGATCAATAAACTTGATCGGGGAAATAATAAAACCGGAATGGAAAAGGACATATCGAGAACTGCCGAAGCAATTGGATGTTTACACCGGCTGGGATTTATCGGTTGGAAAAAAAGAGGGCGAGGGTGATTATACGGCAAAGGTGACATTCGGTGTGGATAAAAGACAAGACATTTATATATTAAGTGTTTTTCGGGAAAGAATAGACTTCAGTCAAAGGTTAAGAAAAATAGTGGATGCTGGCCAATCAGAAAAGCCAATCAGAATAAAAGTTGAGGAAAATGTTTTTCAAGCAGATACGGTTCAAACTCTTAAAAGAAATAGCATGTTGCCGATAGAGGGAGTGAAAACGACTATAAACAAGGTAAAAAAGTTTAATGAAGAATTAGTGCCTTTGTTCGAAAACGGGAAAGTTTATTTGAAAGAAAGTGATGTGATGCAAGAGCTATTTTGGAAAGAGTTATGCTCATTGCCAAGAGGAGCGCATGACGATATGGCCGATGCATTCTGCATAGGGTTAAAAGACCTGCCTTATTACAACAGAGCCAAAGATTATTTCATTATTTAAATGATATGGAAAATTTAAAAAATAAAATAGCTGATTGCATAGAGCTGACGGTAATCCATAAGAGCAAGTCGTTGGGCGATCCGGATTTATACCTTATTGGAATATTGCCGGCGAGCATTGAATGGCAGAATGGTAAAACGGAAAGGATTGAGCTGATTGAAAATATCAAGGTGGCTCGTTTCCCACAATTAAAAATGTTTCTCGGTGCAAGGATCGAGCGAACTAAAATAAAGAATGAATTGCAGGAGTCATGGATCAGAGAACTTATTAATAAGGCCACGGCCGGATTAGAACGAATAATTAAATCAAAACAATTATATGGACAAGCATTTAAAAAACTCACAATCAAATAATGGAGTCTTAAAGTATAACTGCCCGGTATGCGGTCAAGGATTCCGCTATAAGCGTGGCAGAGTGAAGAATCCGAAGGTTAAGGATGTAAACGGCTGGATAGAAAGGGCTAGATGCCCATATTGTGGCAGTCTGCTACGGATTAAGGACCCTAAGGGGCTGTTAAGGCAAAATTCAAGGCCAAAACAAAGGATTGAGGCCTGACAGGGGGTAAGTCAGGGAAAGCCCTAAAAATGCGGGTTTTATGAAAAAAAATTGTAAATCCTTGACAGTAAGAGAAAATAAAAGCACATATGTTCAACCCATTTAAATTCTTAAAGAAAAAATTTGAATCGGTGCCGATGAGCGCTGATACGATTGCTTGGATGAATCCGCTTGGTGAGCGGAGGGATTTTGATTATTACACCCGCTGGATATTCGCATGCGCTAAAACGATTGCTCAATCATTGGCAAAAGTTGAGTGGAGGCTCTATAAAACATCCGGCAAGGATATCAAAGAGATTGACGATCATCAGCTTTTATCTCTGCTTTACCAATTCAATAATCGGTTTACAAAATACGATAGTTTATTTTTATCAGTTTTATATTTTTTACTTCAAGGAAAATCTCCGTGGTTGCTAGTCGGCGATGGCAAGCCAAAAGAAATCTGGGTTGTTCCTCCGGCTAATCTAACAATTAAGAAAAAAGACAGCAAAGGATATCCGATATTGTTTGAATACGGATTTGGTAATAATCGCCAAGAAGTGCCAGCTGAAAATGTTTTATATCTCAGGAATCCAAGGCCGAGTGATCCGACAGATGGCATGAGCATGATTGAAGCGATTAGAATAACTGCCGATACCGATGATTATATGAGCCGGTGGAATAAAAATATATTATTGCGTGATATGAAACCGAGTGGAGCGGTGGAACTGGAAGGCACGTTAAATGAAAAAGAGTCGAAACTATTGCGAAAAATGGTTGAGGAAACATACGGCGGATTTGAAAATGCGCATCGAGTGATGATACTGGCAAATGGAGCCAAATTCAATCCATTGCTTATCCCGCCCAAAGACCTTGAATTCGTAAAAGCAAGGGAAATGAACAGGGATGAAATATTATCAATATTCGGAGTGCCTAAAATATTGCTAGGGCTTGAAAGCGGATATAACCGAGCGACAGCCGAAACTGCGGAAAGGGTGTTTGCCAAATATACATTGGAACCGATAATGACCATGATTGTTGAGCAGATCAATGAATTTCTGGTGCCGAGATTCGGGAGTGATTTGTGGTTGGATTTTTCACCATTATCGCCCGAGGACAGAGAGCAGATGATAGCGGAGTTTGAAAAAGGTTGGAATAAATGGTTGACGGCTAATGAGATCAGGAATGAATTGGGGTTGGAGTCGCTGGATGGCGGTGACGAACTGAACATGCCGTTGGCAAGCCAGTTAAATATGCCGAACAAGGTAATTAAATCAAATATCCGATTAAATATTAATCAGAAAAAAGTGGCGCACATAATAAAGAAAGTATGCGCAAGAAATAATCGAGCTGATCGCCTAGGGCAAGATATCGCCGATAAAATTGGCAATAAGATTATAGCCAATAAAAAAACGGTGCTGAGGGTAAAAACAAAAGCAGTGCCAACGGAAAAAGCAAAAGCATGGTATGACAAGTCAATTATAAAAGATAATGAGCTTATAAAAGATTGGCAGAACGTGATGGAAAAATTGTTTATTGGGCAAAAGAAAAGAGCCTTGGCTAATCTGCGAAAACTTAAAAGAAAGAAAACAAAAAAAGATTCAGATTTTGAAAATATCCTGGACAGAGAGGAAGAAGAGAAAGTAACAGTGAGAATTATTGAGCCGGAATATTATAAAACAGTCATGGCCGGATTAGAGCAAGCGGGTGATTTGGTTGATCGTGAACCGGTAGATTTGTGGAACAGTAATAAAATAAAACGCTGGATAAAGTATGTCGCCCGTAAATACGGATCAAGCGTGACTGATACCACTATTGAAGAATTGGGTGAAATTTTGAAAAGCTCAGCCGAGAATCAGAATACCTTAGATGAAATGGCAGAAGCGATTGAGAGATATTTTGATGGCATAAGCGATGTCAGGGCGGAAAAGATTGCTAAAACCGAAGTGGCGAGAGCTATCACTGAATCACATCGGATGAGCTGGGAGGAAATGGGCTTCAAAGATGTGGAATGGTTGCTGAGTTACGATCCTTGCGCTAGTTGCATAGATAAAAGCCAAAGACAATGGACAATTAAAACAATCGAGGGCGAAATACCTGTTCATCCAAACTGTCAATGCAGATTTACGCCTTTATAAAATAATTTAATCATATGCCAAAGCTAGAGTATAAACATTTTAAATCAAGTATCAGCGCCGATGATGAAGGCGTAATTGAAGCTTATGTTTCCGTGTTCGGCAACGTAGACTTAGCCCACGAGATTATTGAGCCGGGAGCTTTCAATGAAAGCTTGCAATCTAAATTACCAAAAGGTGTTTGGGCGCATAATTGGGAAAAGCCGATCGCTAAGACATTGGAGGCGAGAGAGGACGAAAAAGGTTTGTATGTAAAAGGCAAGCTGATCATGGATGTTCAGCAAGCCAAAGAGGCCTATGCCTTGTTAAAAGAAGGAGTGGTTGATGAGTTTTCAATCGGTT